ACCCGCCGTGCTGTAATCGCCGCTGGAACCCGCCGTGCTGCAACGTCCGCTGGAACCCGCCGTGCTGTAACGTCCGCTGGAACCCGCCGTGCTGTAACGTCCGCTGGAACCCGCCGTGCTGCAATAGCCGCTGGAACCCGCCGTGCTGTAATCGCCGCTGGAACCCGCCGTGCTGTAATCGCCGCTGGAACCCGCCGTGCTGCAACGTCCGCTGGAAAAAGGCTCTTTGCCCTTCACCCGATTAAAAACGGCATTCAACGTAGCTTTTACCAGCCTTGCAAAATTCACCTCACCTTTCACCGTAAGCTCAGTGCAGGCCAGTTTACTATCCTCTACGCTTTTATCCACGTTTCCACCGCACTCGACCTCAAAAAAGCGCGGGCTATCCTTCAACGGGTAGTAGTGCAGCACATCCAGCGGGTTCTCGCAAGCGTGCATACCAGCGTGGCAGCAGTCAGCTTTGTCTTCATGGTAGGTCTTGCCCACCTCGTACTGCTTGCCACGGCACTGCATATTTTTGTCCATGGCCTTATATGCGATGATCTTTTCACTCATGGGTGTCCTCCTTATCCTCTGATTGCGGCGTCCCGTGTATCAATCAGCTTCCCCGCTGGGGCACAAGTGCGGTCAAACGCGGTCTGCTCTGGCTGCTCCTCGACAGCGGGAAGCTCGTTCAGCCTGTCCATACGGACACTGTGTGCCGCAGCCAGCTTCTTGGTGGCGTTGATAAACGCAGACATGAGCTTTTTGTCCTTGCTGTCCGCAATGATATCCAACGCATTGAGCTTGCGAACGTAAGTAGGGGACATGCCCTGCGCAGCGGCGCTCTTTTTGCGATTCTCCAGACGGCGGCGAACGAAGAAGCCATTGCGCTCCATTTCGGTGTAAACCTCGTTCCAGGCTTCTTCATAGGCTTTGCCGCCGCCCAGTTTCCGGGCAACTGCCTGAATCGCGTGCCCGCAAGCTGTGCGCCAGTCACCATTGACATCCGTGGTCATTACTTCCTTCATGGTGTCCATGCTCTCGGTCAGCTGTTCAATGGCTTTGTCGTGGCGCTGCTGGGTGGAGTACATCTGCTTCATGCTGTTCAGCAAGCCCTCCACCATTGCCAGCTCCGGCGGCAAGTTCGGGTCTGCCTGCACGATCGAGTAGCTGCCGGTCTTGCGGATGCTGGGGATGATCTCGTCTGCCACCAGCGCCTGAAACTTCTCGGCGGTCTCGTTCTTCGCCTTCATGGCCAGCCGGTAAAAGATGTTTTCGGGGATGTAGTCGGGAAGATGGCCATCGCAACTTGTTGCAATGCCAAAATCCTCAAGATACTTGCGGACTCTTGCCCATCGAACAATCTCATTGCCACTTGTGGCAACGGTCGTAAAACCCAGTCCCCTGGCCACATCTTCAAGCCGAAGATATGCGGTGCCGTCCCGCTCATAGCAGGACACGCCCGAAATCAAAACCGGGGTCAAATTTTCATTTGTCATGTTTTCACTCCTTTTTCAAATAAATAATGACGGTCTTTGCAACGTGGCTGTTCTGGACTTCATCCACTGCAAAGCAGTTGACTTCGCGCTTGCCAAAGCGCTTCCAGAAGTCACCAACAACAAGCCCGCTGTACACCGGGGCTTTGTCGCCATCGTAGATCACAAAGCGGCTCTTGCCCAGAAATGCGTTATAAAATGTATCGATCAACTGGTTAACTGTCATTTTACGCCACCCCGTCCTGCTGGTTCTGGCGGTCGTTCTTGCGCACCGCGGCCATGCCCATGCCCATCCAGAGCAGGGTCTGCTTGTCGCGCGGATCCAGCGAATCAAACAGCTCGTTTACCAGCGCGTCCGCAGCGTGGGCCCCGTCAATGGGGATGCTGTACCGCTCTGCAGCCAGATCGGTGCGGTTCTTCTTTGCCTTTGCCTTTGCCATATAATCAACTCCTTCTGTGGTTGGCACCCACGACCTTGCCCGGCTGGCTGCCGGGTGGTTTCGGCCCTTGCCACAGGGCCATCATCAGGTGGGTCAATAGATTTCCCTCTCATGCCTTAAACTCCGGGCACACAGTGCCGCGGAAGTGGGTGAGGCGGATCGCGTGCTTCAGCTCCTTCTCACTCATGTAAGCGGTCTGAAGCTGGCAGACGAACTTGATCGCCCACCACAGGCCCTGCACGGTCTGGCGATCGAGCACCGCACGGCGCTCGGCGTCGGTCTGGGCGGCGTTGTACCGCTTGAGGGTGTTATTGCAATCTGCGGCGAAGTTTGCCGGGATGTTAATAGAAAGTGCGTTCATGTTTTTGTCCTCCTGTTTGCTTGTGCTTCTTAGCTTGGCTATATTATAGCATAGCTGGGCTATCATGTCAACACTTTTTTCTTCGCTCAGCTAATTTTTTCTATTGACACGGCTTTGTGCTTGCTGTATAATAAAGGTGCAAGGAGGCGTCGCTAATGAACACTCGAATCGAGCAAATCATTGCAGCGCTTAATATCAAGAAGGTTGACTTTGCCAACCGTCTTGGTGTTTCTCAGCCCTTCGTTTCTGAGCTTTGTTCAGGCCGGAAGGTTCCCAGCGACCGAACGATCTCCGACATCTGCCGTGAGTTTAACGTCAACGAGACGTGGCTGCGGACAGGCGAAGGAGAGATGTTCAACCAGATAACCCAGTCGGAGAAGCTGGCTGCTTTTCTCGCTGACATTACGGCGAACGAAGAAGACAGCTTCAAACGGCAGTTTGTGGAAGTTCTGGCCGATCTGGAGCCCGAAGACTGGAAATTTCTTGAGCGGATGGCGAGAAAGCTGCAAAAAAAAGAGGGAAACCCGTAAGGGTTCCCCTTCTTTTGATACCTTGATTTATTTAATCAGCCTGCTGGCGTAAACCCAGACCAGGCGCAGCTTGCGCAGGTCTGCCTTTTCCAGCAGTTTGATAATTGCGTCAATGTAGCCTTGTCGGTCTGTGGTGTTCATTCTGATGCCTCCTATGTGATGTAAAATTTAATATGTGTGAGGTGGTTCCCGTGATATGGAATGTTGGATTTCGAAAAAATATCACGCGGGTTATCAATGCGGTCTTCAAGAAAAAAGATGATCCCGAAGTCCAAGAGTCGTTGCATTTTGTGCGCCCGAACGCTAAGTGGAGCAAATCACCAGAGCCCGTTGTTTTAATCGACCCTGACACCGGGGAGGAATTTGTGGATTTCCCGGAAGAAACAATACCGGAACGGATACGGAAGGTTTTGGACTCTTTTCTAGTGATAGAGAGAACTTCAGATATCGATATTCTATTTTCAAGATATGATATGATTCTTGATACGCTCGATGAGCTCAAGAAGTATGAGAGGATGGGGTTCAAATTTGATTTTAGCCCTACTGAGCTTTATAACATGATGAAATTTTCTCTCGTTGACCTTTTTGAGGTTGTTGTCGAAAATTCTTATATCAAGCAGCTGGAAAAACTCCTGACTTTGAAAACTCAAAAGGGAAAAGCAAACTCTATTCAAAAGTGGAAAGATTCTTTTTCGGATGAACGAATTACAAATTCAATGATGGGTTGTGTGGTTTTACGTTTTGACAAAATGCAGAATTTTATAAAATCAAAAGATGAGGTGTAATCATGGCAAATACCTGTCCGGTCTGCGGCGGCAAGCTGGGTCTGCTGAACCGTGAGAAAAGCGTTGACGGCTTGATTTGCGCCAGCTGCAGCAACTTTTTCTTTTCAAAATTGGGCATCCGGGCAGCAAAGCAACCGACAGCTGCCCTTGCGGACTACTGGGCTACACTGGAACAGCGTCGGAAGGCGTTCGAAGAAACCGATTCCATTTATGATGGTGACGCACTCTTTGTGTCGATTGACAAACCCAACCGGATGTTTTGCATTGGACACCGCAGTGGTGATAAAGGCCCTCGCATGATCTACAGCTTTGATGAAGTCGCCGGTTATGAATCTGACGTGCCTGACGATCTGACGGTGACAGAGACAAAGGGTGGTATTGGCCGTGCCGTGATTGGTGCAGCCGTTGCCGGGCCTGTGGGTGCGATCGTGGGCGCTGCCACCGCTAAAACAGAGACCCGCAAGGGCCGCAGTAAAGAGAGCGTGTCTATCCACTTTGCGCTTCCACTGGGCGAAAGCAGCTTGCCGACAACGGTTTATCCCGGCGGAATGACTGCGTTTCTCAAGAGCTGCAAAGTCAGCCAGGAGAAGCCGCAGGCTGCCGCTCCGGCTGCCCCCAGCGCCGCTGATGAGCTTTTGAAGTTTAAGCAGCTACTGGATATGGGCGCCATCACGGAAGCGGAGTACAACGCAAAGAAGTCTCAGTTGCTTGGCCTGTAAACCTGTTTACAACCATATTATAAAACCGCTGGTTGTTGTCGTCAATCCCTATTCGTTCCCTTCTTTCAGCGGAAAAATACGCTGAAAAATGTGGATTTACGCTGACATTTCAGCTTATTCGCGGAAAACGCGCGTTTTGCACGAGCAATGTGCAAAAAATGCACGTTGCTATTCGCGGTTGCAAGGCTGTTGCAAATTTTGCAACAGATCAGCAGCCAGCGCCCCGCCGGGCGTACCGGCTGCGTTACGCAGGGCTTGCACCTCCGGCAGGGCCTTATCTTGAATGTAAGCGCGAGCAAGGCGCTGCTGCTCCGGGGTCATATCCAAATAGCAGGCCAGCAGGGCACGGGCATGGGTGCGAAAGTGTGACAGATTTTTCATAACTCATTCCTCCCAGGGTGCAGGGGTGCGGTCGGTGCCGGTCAGGATGCTGGCAGGCATTCCGTCGATGATGGTCGTTTCAACTTCTTTACCGCTTCTTTGCTCAAAATCCATTTTGTTTTCTCCTTTCTTTTGTGCACGTCTACGATTTATAATCCAGATTTTACCATGCGCCGTTGGAAAACAAAATACGGATAAAATTTGTCGAATGGCGCAGACTTTTTCTGCGCCATTTTTTGTTAAAAACACACTGGTTTTATGGGGGTGAAAGTATGAGTTATTTTACAGCGAGCCAAATCGGAAAGGCACTTGCAAAAACGCGGGTGTCTGCTGGCCTGAGCCAAGCGGAGATCGCAAGGCGCATCGAAAAAGGAGAGCGCACCGTGCAGAGCTGGGAAAAAGGATGCACCAGCCCGGACAGTGACGAGATCATGGACTGGTGCACGGCGTGTGGGGTGTCGCCCATCACCGTGTTCATGGAGATGACTCACCCGGATCTGTACAAAGTGCCGGATGACGGCAAGGCCGACGAGGAGCTAAACGCGGAGTTGCGCCGTCTCGTGGTAAAACTGCCACCGCTGACGAAAAGGCTGCTTCTCTTCATACTGAAGGGCAGTCACGGCAGCAGCCCGCCTGCTGTCATATCGGAGATAGCTGCAAATTTGCACTGCCCGCTCAATAACCGGGTCAGCATATGCGGAACAATCATCGACCAATACAACTTTGCCCAGAGCATGGGATTAGACCCATGCCCGGACGCTCCGCACCCTCCCATTGACGACCTGAAGATCAACTACAAGGCCGGAAGGGCCGCTGCCGAAAATGGCGCCTTCGGATATATCGGGCAGAAAAAGGAGTAAGCCATGAAATGCGTGAGGCCATGCTGCCGGAAAGAGATCCCGGATGGTGCTTCTTTTTGTCCGTGGTGCGGGAAGAAGCAGCCGGAAGCCGCCCCGCAGCAAAGAAAAAAGCGCCGCCGTCCTAAGGGCAGCGGCAGCGTGTATAAACTGAGCGGAGCGCGGGCAAGACCGTATGTTGCGCTTACAGCCAAAAGGGACGTTCTGGGGACGTTTGAAACGGCAGGCGAAGCTGTAAAAGCATTAGACGCTTACAACGCTCAGAACACGCCCGCAGCGCGTCTGAAGTGCACTTTTGCGGATGCCTATGCGCAATGGAAAGCGCAACCCAAATTTGACAAGCTCAGCACGGACATGCAAAAGGGGTACGAGCTGGCCTATGCAAAGGCTGCTCCGCTATACGACCGACAATTGCGGGACTTGAAAGCGGCAGATTATCAACAGGTCATTGACGCAATGGTGGAAAAGGGGCTCTCCCGCAGCTCCTGCGAAAAGCAGCGCACACTTTTTAGCCAGATCTGCGAGTGGGCAATGGCGCAGGACATCATAAACAAAAATTACGCTATGCTGCTGCAGCTCCCGGCGGCTACAGGAAAAGCAGAGCGCACCCTGACCGCCCAAGAGATCGAGCAGATCAGCAGCCGACAGAATGACCCGAAGTTTGGGCAGACGGCTCAAATCGCAATGGTGCTGCTTTATACCGGCATGCGCATCGATGAGCTGCTTTCCATGCGCTGCGACGATGTGCACCTGAAAGAGCGGTACATGCAGGGCGGCGAAAAGACAGAAGCAGGCAAGAATCGCATCATCCCTATCCTTGAGCCCATTTACAAGATCATTGCCTTTTGGATGCTGGACAGCGGGTGCGAATGGTTGATTCCATCCAAGGCCGGCACAAAGCTGGATAAGCGCAACGTGGCTACAAAGTTCCGGGCGTTGATGCAGGAATGCCATATAGAGGGTGTGCATCCACACACGCTGCGCCATACAGCCAGTAGCAAGATGGTGGAGTGCGGCTTAGAAAAGACCGCGGTGCAGGCAATCCTCGGGCACAAAAATTTCTCCACCACGGCAAACAAGTATGTGTCCCACAACGATCCGGCCTATTTGTTGCAGGAAATGCAGAAGATGAAGTACTGATTTGTTAGACTGTTTGTTAGATTATCACGTTCATTTAGGAGATTTCAAGGCATTTCAAGCAAAAAGAAAAACGCACGGACGATTCATTTTCATCGTTCGTGCGTTTATTTTTGGAGCTGGTGACAGGAGTTGAACCTGCAACCCACTGATTACAAATCAAGTTTATTTGACGTATCAATGTAAATAACTATTGATTTGTTGAATTATTGTTAGACTATGCACATCGTACCCAAACGCTGAAGCTTATGTAAAAATAGCACATTTTATGTCTTTTTACAAGTCGCTTATCTTCCGCATTACCAGCTCATACTCTTTCGGGTACGCCAGCTTTATTGCCTTCATGTGCTCGTCAAGCACCTGCATCAGACCGCCGAAAGGAACAGAGCTGGCAGCCGCCACAAAGTCGCTTTGTGGTTCCGCTGCTGTGGAGTACGCCGCCCGGTAATCCGTGGGCGGCAATGCCTGGGTCTGCGTTTCAGGTGCGTGTGCTTCTTCCAGTTCGTCCCGCACAGTGCAGAGGGCGGCAAGTTTGTTGACACTCTGCCAGCTGGTTTCCTCGCACTTGAGCTTGCGGATGTGCTCATTGATCTCGTCAATATCCATACCTGCCGCCCCCTTTCTTATGCATTGCGCAAGATGTCAGCTGCCCGCTTGTAGGCATCACGCTCTGCGCCGGTGGCTTCCTGCATCATGTCCTCGATGTCGGAGATCATGCGCTCACGGCCATCCGTGCGGGAGTAGTGCCCGCGCACATAGTGACGGCCGCGGTTGGCATAGCTGTTGCCCCGGTTGTAACCGTTTCCGGCATCGTGGCCGAAAGTCCCGCGCATGTCAGCTTCCCACTCGCCCGCACGGCTATACTCGCCGCCCTCGCAGTAATCCTCGATGCGGTGGATGTCCAGAATGATGTCCACGATCTCGCCGATCATTTCGATATCGCCAGGGGACCGGTTCTTTTTGTCAGTCAGCTCCATGAGCTCGTCGCACATCTCATCCTTCAGATGATTCAATTTATCCAGCATGACTTTATCTCCTTTCTTATGCTACCCGCTCAACGATCAGATTGCTGTTTGCAATGCTGACTGCCTGCGTACTGGTGTTTTTAACCGCCACGGTCACGCAGCAGCCACGCGGCACCTCGATGAACGCAGCCACGAAAACGTTGAAGTAATTTTCGACTGCCGCCGGGGTGACAATGGCTGTCGCGCTGGTCAGCGACTCACCGCCGACAGCCAGCGCCACGGAAATGGGACCAACAGTGCCGCCGGTGGGAATGGCGATATTGCCGCCAAAGCTTACCTTGAAACGGGCCCGGCACTGCCCGCTGGTCGGACCGCGCAAGGTCACAAGGCCGCTTCCCTCACGGTGCACGATACAAGCAGGGGCTTTCACTGCGGTCTCGGTCAGGGGAAGGTTTTCACCCGCCGCCACGATGACGGTGTTGGAGTTGCTAAATTCAGCCATTTTATCGGCTCCTTTCATAGAAAAAACGCCGGGACTGCTGCCCCGGCGCTCTGGTTTGCAAAATCAGCTCAGGGGCTGAACATTTTGATGTGGGCATTTCCATTTTGGAAACAACCACTCAAAAAGCTGTCGTGATTCGGTTATGCGCAGCTGCCGCAGCCGCAACCGGTGCCGCAGTTACCGTACTGGTAAGGTGCAGGAACCTGGAATGCGGGCACGGGGCGCGGATTGTAGTAGGCCAGCTGACCGCTCATGTAGGCCTTGAGCGTTTCGTTCTGGGCTGCCTGAGATGCCGCAAGCTGTGCTGCGAACAGCTGCTGACCCTGCTCAGCGATCTTTGCGTCCTTTGCCTCGATGCGCTGTGCGGTCAGGGCGTCAAGGATGGCGCGGGCGTTCTGGTTCTGGTTGTCGATGATGTCCCGGGTGGTGTTCTGCACCGTGTTGCGGGTCTCGCAGGACTGGGTGGCCAAATTGTAGTTGACGCCCTGAATGGCAGAGCGGTTCTCGCAGCAGCACTCCTGCTGCTGCATCTGCATGGCAAACAGCTGCTGCATGAACGCCGCCTGCTGGTTTGCACGGCTGATCTCTGCGGACATAAAGCCGTTGTTTACGGTCTGCTGCACGCCGTTGACAAGCTGCGCCTGCTGGTAGAAGCCATCACACATGCCGTTGTTGATACCATCCATCTTGCGCTCGATGTTGGCAAAATCGGAGGTCAGGACGTAGCCGTCAACGACACCGGCACCGGTGTTGCCATTGCCGCCCCAGTTGCCGCCCCAGCCGCCGCAGAAGGCGAACAGGAACAGGATGATGATCCACCATGCGCCATCATTGCCAAAGCCAAAGCCGTTGCCGCCGTTGGTGTTTGCGGGCTGAACAGGCATGGTCAGAACCGCAGAATCGGAAGAAAGAGACATTTTTGTACTCCTTTCGTGTGTTTTGAATGATTTTTATGCTTGAACCGTGGCCACGGTTACGACTTAATGAGGCAAAAACTGCTGGAACTGCTGCGCCATCGCCTGAAGCTGGTTCAGCTGCTCCTGCGACATCTTGCCTGATTGCAAGAGCTTCTGCACCTCTGCTTTGGGGTCGCCCTGAAAGTTGGCCTTGAACTGCTGAAACTGCTGCATCATCTGTCCGAACTGGCCCATAGGGCCGGACATGGCAGGCATACCGCCGCTCAGAACGTTAAAAAGAGGGTTTGCCATAATTACTTGACCTCCGTTTCAGGCTTTGCGGGCTCTTGCTTTTCCAGCGCCGCACAGCGGGCTGCCAGAGCGTCAAACTCTGCTCGGGTGACAAATTCCCCGCCAGGCTGCTGCGCCGTCTGAGGGGGCATTTTTGTCGCCGTGGTGCGTTCCTTGTAGTCAAAGACGCGGAGAGGCAGCGGCATCCCGCTGGTGTCAGTGCTCTTGATGTAAAAAGCGCTGTTTTCGCTGTCCATCAGCAGTACGCTGTTGCCTGCGGCGACCATATAGGCTTTTGCGCCCTCTTCTCCCTGCACCCAGATGATGGATGGCGTAGCCTGTGCTGTCTGTGCTGCCGGCTGCTGCATCATGGGAGACTGATAGCCCACTCCCTGCCTGAGTTGAGTGAGGTTGTCTGGCATTGGCTGGCCGTAGTATGTCGGCATCTGATACGCATACGGATTGTAAGGCATCGTTTACTCCTCCTTATACCAGTAGTAGATCGGGCATTCTGCGCCGCTGTCCCAACTGTCCCACCACGCACCGTCGATCACGGTCAGAACGTGGCCGGAGCAGCCAAGCACGTACACGCCACGCGGGTACTCCCGGGCAAAATCTGCCACGGTATAACAGGTGGTGCAGTCTGCTTCCACCATGCGGCGCTTGAACCCGCGTTTTTGGAGGTATGCGCCCCATGTGCGGTTGGCGCTGGGCATATCGCCGAGGGCGTAGCCGGTGAGCGCCAGCGCAATATATGCCTGCTCCCAGCTCTGACCGGTGGCCGCAGCTACCGCCCGCACTACGCAGTCCCCGACGCTGCTCCCGCGCGGGTTTGGATTAAACCTGTGCCACATGGTGCACCCTCCCTTTGCGCCCAGTGTACTTTTTTAAACCGCCGTGAGAGACAACGAACGCACAACGAAGGACAAAAAAGAAAAGCGCCACACAGCACAGGGCTGTATGGGCACTCAAGAATTTGCACGCAACGCGTATAAAATTTTCAAAAAAAGTCTTGACAATTGCACGCAATGCGTGTATAATAAAGACAGTGAAAGACCCCGAACAAACACATGGAGGCAACAATTATGAAAAAGCTTACTGCTGACGAGTTTGCAGCCAAGGTTATGGCCACCGGCACAGAAATCGAGTACGACAACGGCGTTTGGATGATCTACGCGCACCTCACCGATGATGGCGACGTCAAGACCTCTCATCTGGACGCTCGCGACCTGATGGTCACTACCAGCATCGAACTCTCCGATGAAGAGGGCGAGGCACTCATGAACGGCAATCTGGACGACGTTGAGAGACAGGCCGTCGTGGAAGATCTTTACCCGAAGTATCTTGAAGCTCTGGAAGATATGGAGTAAAGAAAAGTCCCCAGCCGATGTGCGAACATCGACCGTGGACTTTTAAAAAGGAGAAGACTATGTATACTACTGCTGAACTCTTTATTATGGCTGCTGACCCGGAAACATCCCGGGCAGCGTTCCTCAACAACATCACTCTTAGCGTCCCGGATGACGCTTCCGGCTGCATCGACTTGGATGCCGAGAAGGCAAGGCTGTCCACCATCTGGGATTTAGCTCATCTTCCAATGCGTGAGCTGGTGGCCCGCACTGGCCTGTCGCAGACCGCTTTTGCAAAGCAAGCGGGCGTCCCGCGGCGCACCGTGCAGGACTGGTGCGGCAAAAAGCGTGCGTGCCCCACATACGTCAGGTTTCTGTTGGCAGAGCATTATAATCTGCTATAACCTTAACCGGATGAAATCCGTGGGCTTTATATGACTGAAAGGAAGGTTGAATTATGAATAACAAAATTTAAAAGCCATATCTCATTACGGAAGATGGGGTAAGCCACTATGACGAGTTCTGCACCACGTTAAGCGGAGAGCTCACCTCCATCCCGTCTCCGTTTATGCCGAACAGGAAGCCGATGGTCAACAGCAGCTTCCCCGAAGGCAGAGTATACTCTGTGACCCTGCGGGAAAAGGGTAAACTCGGTGCAGAAGCCACCGTCCGCTTTGTCACCTACGAAGAAGCAAGAAGCTTCTTCAAGCACGCTTCTCTCCACTGCAAGACAGTCAGGGAAGCGCTTGCATAAAGAAACCCCCGATGCTCCAAACGGAACACCGGGGGTTTTGTGCCGCCAAAGCGGCAAAGTATAAAATCAAGAGCGGAACCGCCCACAGGCAATGCCACTCTCTACAAAGGCCGGAGCCTTTCAAGTCTAAAGGCGTCTCCCGCATGGTACGCACTGTAAGTAGGCGGGCGGGAGACTGTATCATCTTAAAAGACCCGCCATGATACGCATCGTTGAGAGGCTTAGCGGGTTCAGATATCCACCCTAATGCGCTTCTTCGAGAGGCCGGGTGGATTTGTTAAGATAATTATACCATAATTCGTGCAAAAAGAAAAGCGGCAGACCCGAAAGCCTGCCGCTTCAATGCATTTCACAAGAAAACGCACCCAATTAAAAGTATAGTATCACACATTCAGTATTTTATCAATAATTTTCAGCCTATTGCCGATGGATGTCCGACAATACGGCACACGCGCTGCAATATCAACTTGGCATAGCTGGTCAACGTACCGCAACCGGGCGATTTTCCGGTCATACCTCCCAAGCGGCGCACGTTTTATCACAGCTTTTATCTGTTCTGCATCAAGCCCTTGCAACGCCGGCGGAAAGACTATGCGAGCCGCCGCCACAGGCAGCACCGAGCCAGAAGGGCTGCGGCAGCTGTCCGGCGTTGCGCACCATATTGCCAAGCACGGCAAACTGGTGACAAAACGTCACCATTTTGTTGACATTGCCGGGATGGTATGTTTTCGTGAGGCCGCGAAGACGTGCGCAGACCATTTTCGTGAGGTCACGAAATTGCTCTTGTGCGGCGTACATTTTGTTGGTGTCAACAAAATGCTCGTATGCAGTGCCCATGATATCCTCCTTTAGCCGTTTTCAAACGAAATTGATTTGTTTGCCCACATCACGCATTCCTCTAGTTTTGTCATGGCAAGAGACTTTTCACGTCCATCATGGCAAACATCATTGATACATTTTTCAAGTTGTTTTGCACTGTCAAGGACAAACTTCATCCTGTCCTGCTGGAAGCCAGTTACTTTTCTTGAATCGAGCCTACTCATTGCTTTACTCCTTGCTATCCAAAACGGTTACTGCGTACACGTGGAGGCTTTCCAACTTTTCGATAACAGCCGTATAAGTTGCTTCCGTTGCGATGTGTGCAATGCGCTCCAGCTTGTTGTTCTCTTTTGATGCAGCGATAATTTCATCCGCAGATATGCGTTTCATGGATTCGATCAAATCGAGCAAATCTTCGACATTTACTGCGTTCATGTGTTTTGCCTCCTTACAGTGTGATTTCCTCAGCGTTCGCCTTGTCCTCAGCGTCCAGTGCATCGTAGTACGCCTGTGCAAGGGCTTCCACCTCTGCGATGTCGTCCTCCGTCAGCAGGCCGCTGTCCAGATGGGCGTACGCCTTGTCCAACCAGTATGCCACATCGCGTCCTGCAGTAATTTCCCGCTTGATAGAGCGCAGGGTCAGGTCGTGCCGTGCTTTACTTTTGATAGCCATAATGTATATCTCCTTTAAGTGGTAGTCATGGACGCAATGGCATCCTCAAACTTTTTAATTACAATGTTCACATCGCGCTGGTAGTCCAGTTTAACCCCAGCGCCGTCGCTCGCTTGCACAACGGTGTCTGGCGCGTAAGCGGTGATAGCTTTGTAGGCAGCAATCTCGGCAGGGGTGAGCGGAGTTTCGATGGGGGTGGCGAGAATTGCATTTTGTTCAGCCAACGTTTTTGTGCTGTCAAAAGCCGTTTTATCAACCCTCTGCACCTTCACTCCTCTCTCCAAGTCCACCTCATCGCATACCCACTGCTGGCCTGTGCTGTCAGCGTAGTTGCCGCCAGAGGTGACAGGGATGCCGGGAAGACCAGCGGGTGTGGGAAGCGTGAGAAGCTGTTCACGGTAGGGGGAGTAGGTGGCAGGTTCACTCACTGTTGCAATGATTGGCGAGCCGTAGGGCAATCTATTTACTGCAAAATTGGCACAGTAATACGCGCATTTTACTGGCGTTTTAACTGTAAACTCAAATCCGATAGTACCGAGCACATTCTTTTTTTCATCATAAAAGCAACCACCTTCTGTGTATGCATTAAGGTGATAGGTTGTATTCGGTAAGCACGGTTGAATGCCTGTTATCCAATAGTCATTTGAGTCATCTATCACATAATAACCGGTTTCGACATTGAAATTCTGATATTTATGATTTTGGAACAGCGCCGGGTTTAGCAGATTTTTCCCCGTCACCTTCACCGCCATGCTCCCGCCCTCGCCTGCGCTCACGATAGGCACAGGCGCATCTGGCGTGGGTGTGCCGTCCTGCGTGCTCCGACCGTACACGGTCAGGCCGCACAGGGGCGCAGCGAAGGCGTCGTCAACACTGAGCGGGTTGCCCGTCTCCGTGCCCACAAGGACGTTCTGACGGGTCTTTACTGCGCTGATTGCGTCACCTGTAGCTTTTGCGTCAGCGGCTTCGCCCTCGTGGGTGAGGGTGGTGTCCAGTGCTACGGCAGGGCCGGTCTCTCCTTTAGGGCCTTGCGGGCCGGTATCACCTTTTTCACCCTTTTCGCCTTTGAAGTCACCGTTTGCAATGCCGTCCTTCAGCTCCTGCAGACTGTCAGCGGCTTCCTGAGCGCTCTGGTCTGCACTGCCCGCACTGGTGGCGGCCTGCTGTGCTGCCGTCTGTGCATCGGTCTTGGCCTGCTCTGCGGCGGTGGCATCGGTGTGCACGGCATCTACCAGCTGCTGCCATGCAGGAGTGCCCGGTTCCGGCTCTGTGCCGTCCTCTGTGCCGGAGTTGGCGCTGACACGATACCGCAGATCTGCGCTGGTGACGGTCTTTGTGCCGTCGCTGCCTTCAAAGGTGATGCACCCGCTCCCGGGCTGTGCAGTGACGCTGGCAGGCACATCCACATAGCCGTCCACCACCAGCGAGGAGGGCGGGTCTTTGCCGTCCGGGGCGTGCCAGAAGCAGCGGATAGCCAGCCCTTCCCACTCGCCGGAAGCGGTGACGGCAAGGCGGTACACGCCCCTGTTCTTGGTGTAGCCAAAGCGCACCAGCTGCTCATAGCCCGGCACTTTGACGACGCCATTGGATGCGAGAGATACGCTTTGCTCGATCATAAATTACCCCTTGTTGATGGTAGGCTTCTTTTCTGCCAGTGCCTTTTTCATCATGCTGACGGCCTTTTCAATCACGCTGTCCAGCACTTCATCGGTGATAAAAGGCTTCAGCCAGTCCGGCAGTGCGCCGCGCAGTGCGGCAAAGACCTGTGCCTTTTTCTTTGCACCCTGCCCGCTGCCCATGATGCTGTCCTCAGCGATGGTCACGAGCTCCAGCGCCCACTGCTTGACGTACTGCTTGTACCCCAGCCGGATGGCACCAACGGCCAGCGCGGCAAAGCCGATGAGCATCAGTATCAGTGCGATGGGTGCGGGAATAAAGTTAAACATTGCTTCCATGATTTGTTACTCCTTTCAGCAGGTAGTTGTTGATATCGGATTTGCTTTTTTGCATACCTTCGCGATTGTTGCCGGACAGTTGCGAATCCAAAAGATTTTGTACGCCAACGAGTACGAGACGCATTTCTTCATCGAGGCCGTCAAAGCGGCGCAGGTCTCTTGCAAGGGCCTGTGCGTGCTGAAGCTGTCCCTGTTCCAGCACGCCAAGTCTTTTTTCGAGCGTATCCATTCGCTTGTTCTGCGCATCGTCGGGGGCCTGTGCATTTTTGACGTACTTGTGGATGATGTCCAGCACCTTGTCGATGGTGATGACCGCAGCGCACAGGCTGCCCAGGATGCCCAGCACCCACAGTAAAGCTTCTTTTTCGGTCATTTACCCTCCCGGAGACGGGTCAGGCCCTTCTTGCTGATGATACCCGCATAGTCCTTGTATGCGTGGCTCATGTCCACGTTGGTGATCACACCGGGTACACGGGCCTTGCTGGTATACTGCCACATGCCAAAGGGCCAGCTGGGCGCGGGCTTCTTCGTGCGGTAGGCAGCCAGCCACACATCGTAGGGTTTCAGGGCAGCGCCGCCCATGTACAGGAAGGTGCTGCCAAACCATAGGCCGGTGTACAGCATGGCGTACACGCCCCAACTTTCCACCGTGCTCAGCATGTAAGCTGTCAGGTCGGTCAGTGCGACCTTGCCCAGCGGCTGCTGCACATCGTCCTCGATGTCCACGGCCACCGGCAGTTCAAAGCTCCGGCCGGTGAGCAGCTTCTTGAAATAGGCCAGCTCCTTGTCGGCCTGCTCCCGGTTGACTGCTTTAAAGTAGCCATACACGCCGCAGGGGATGCCCAACCGCTTGCACTCGCTGTAATTGCGGGCAAACTGCGGGTCAGTGTAGGGCGCACTGGGCCTGCCCGCTGCACTGTTGCCCATGGCGCGAATTATCACGCCGTCCACCTTGCCGCTTGCCTTGACTTTTGCCCAGTCAATCGTGCCCTGATGCCGGGACACATCCATGATTTCAGCCATAGCGTCCTCCTTACTGCGTGATCTCCTCAAACCCGCTCTTGATAAGAATTGCCTTGACTTTCTCCTTCAGCAGGCGGGGGCAGCGCTCATACAGCGCCTTTGCATCCTCCATAGTCTCAGCAGACATAATCTCCTGTGCCCACAACATTGCCATCATAAATACCATCCTTTCTAATTTTTGCGTAATTTTATGCATAAACAATCTCGCTCATTTCAAGCAAGCATTGCTTGAGCATCTCGCTTTCTTTTTTCAGTGTCTTGTTTTCTTCCTGCAGTGCCGCCACCGTCTCCGGCAGCTTCTCCCGGGCTTCGGCCTTTTTGCGCGCTTCTTCCTGCGCGGCCAGCTCTTCGGCGGTGTAGCGGACATACTTTTGGATTGGCACTTGTTCCACCCATTCTTCCTGTGCCGGTACGCCTGGGCGGTCAACGATCTTCTGCACGTCCTTGCCACCGTTCGGATACTCGATCACGGTCTCCCAGTGCCACTGCTCCTCCACGCCCTTTACGGCGGGGTGGGTGACTTCTTCGGTGCTGGTGGTCAGGTAGCCCAGTGTCAGGTCGGGGTTCTCCACGACCGCGCCGGTCTCGTCAATGATCTTCATGGTTCAAAACCTCCTTTCTCAGGCCACGCGCCGCCAGATGTGCACATAGTAGGCGGCAGGCTGCACGGTGGCGCTGCGGCCGTAAATAGAATTCGAGCGGGAAGCGTCGAAATACAAATCTTTCGGGACACTATTGGTGACAGAAGCATCAGCACCGCCATAAGAACTAAATACCCCTGTGTTATAGAAAGCGCCTGTCATTGTAGCTCCACTTTCAGAAATGAATGAATTGTAAATATTTTCTAACTTAGGCACAACAGAGCCAGTAATATTCGGCAAACCGGCTTCCGCAGTGGTGCCTGCTGCGTGGGCGTAGGACGCACCCATCAGAACACGGTCGGATGCGATCTGCTCCCATGTGCCGCCAAACAGGGCGGCAGGGCTGGTGGGGTCTTCCGAAATCCAAAATTTGATTTTGGCATGGTCTTCTGCCAGAGCGTCTGCAATCAAGGTCTTTACAGCGTCTGCGCTTATCACGCCTTTCAGCGCGTCACCAACAGCCTTTCCGTCAGCCGGAGCGCCCTCGACGCTTAGCGTCTTGTCGGTGCGTACAATAGCCGCAGCCCTGTCCGCTTCAGCTTTGGCAGAAGCGGCAGAGCTTCCCGCGCTCTTTGCGTCTGCGGATGCTGACTGTGCGCTTTGGGCTGCTTCGGCGGCGGAGGTCCGGGCGGTGCTTTCGCTCTCTGCAGCTGCTGCGGCCTTTTTCGTCGCGGTGCTGGCTGCTCTGGCGGCGGTCTGAGCAGCCTGCAGGGCGGCCTGCTGCTGGCCTGTCACTTCCTCGGCGTACTGCTTGACGTACTCCATGCCCTGTGCGATGTCCTCACGGACTTCCACGCCGCGCTCAGCCTTACGAATTCCCGCAATGGCTTCGTCAAAAGTTTTATCCATAAAACACCTTCTGTCTCATTAGCCTGACATGTACCCTTTGAGCGATCGACTCAAGTCGTAAGCATCGGACGCTTTGCGTGCACTCAAAGCCTGCAGGTCGCTGATGCTGGAAAACTCAGTGCCAAATGTAAACTCCTTTTTATCCGGCGAATCCAACGGCTCAACAAGCTTGGAGCACAGCAACCAGGTATCTACACCATGCGGTGCAGAGAAAATATGCGTTTGCTTTCCAATTGCAATACGGCTGACATCAATATCAGCGTCTTTCAGATCGACCGCTTTGACTGTCATGCCGTTCAGATAGCGCAGATTTTTGGCAAGTTCTTCCTCTGCCGCATCCAGCAAAGACTGCGGCGTGCTTTCGATGCCTTCAATAAAGATCACTTTTGTGATGATGCCAAAAAGCTTTTGTGCAGCCAGATCGTTTGCGGTTTCTGTGATGGTCTCGCCCCACGAAAAAACAAGCCATGTTATCTTTTTGGCACCTACCGCGATCACCCGCGTGTAGATATCCTCTGCTTTGACGTTGTTGGTCAAATCCAACAAGTTTGTTCCAAAAGCCACCGTCTGGCTGTTTTTATCGGTGATCGCCTGCAGATAGTCCAGATACCGGCGCGGTTTTCCGTTAGGATCCTCTGCATGGCGCAGCACCAGATATCCGCCGTACTTTTCAACCAGCTCACTCTGCAAGATGTCCCATGTAATGCCGTAGTTTTTTCCATCGCCAAAGCTGTATGTAGGTTCCTTCACATCAAACAAAAAGCGGGGATCCGTCTTGCCGTTGATAGCAAGGATGTATTTCCCGTTTTGCTCGGTGATCTTAAAGGTCTTGGATTCAGATGCCTGCTCAACGCTGTAAATGGAGTACGTGCCAAAATTCTTGTTGCAAGTACCGCAGACGATTTCGGCTTTTTTCACTTCGACCTTTGCAGCGTACGTTTTGCCCTTTACATAGGCTGCAAACAGACGCACGCGGAAATTGTTGCTTCCAATCCGTGAAATAATGCGACCTTTCGCAATGTGCTCTTCATCGATTTCCCAGCTCAGGCAGGAAGCTTTGTTGATCTCTGTTTCCTCATAGAAAATATTCGTCTTTCCATCCACGGGATCTACAATTCCCCAATGGTAAATGTAATCTCCATCATTAGAATCGTAGCTGTAACCCACCTGCACGACTTTGATGCCGTCGATATAGGGCACGATCATGGGAATGTCCATTTGCACATTGCCGGGAGTAAAAGCTTTGTATGCATCTACCATTTCGTTGTGGTTATCGCAGATCCATTCCAAAAATTGCGAAAAGCTCACATTTTTTGCAGCGTATGGCGCAATGCCGCTATCATTCAGATATGCAAGCTCCCCTTCGCAGTAGATTTTCTGACGCATCTGAAAGTCCTGCTCGTGGCTCATGACGCGGCCCTGCCAGATCTGCCTCCAGATCTCTTTGCCGTCCTTTTGCTTGTCGCCCTGCTGCACCTCCACCACCGTCATGAGCTTTTGCAGTGCAGAGTGTGCCACATTGCCCAGCGGCATGGTAAACTCGAAAGAGCCAGCTTTACCCACTTCGCGGGTCAGCGTGGGGCTGATGAGCTTTTTCGTGTCGGTAATATCGCTGATATCGTGGATACAGACCTTAGTTTTCCATGTGTCTACATCCGTCTGCACACCAGCATAAACTTTGTAACTCATAGGCTTGCCCCCAAATACTTGATGCTGATGCTGCAGTCTGCCGATGCAGCAAAAACGAGGGTGCCCACTACACCATCCGGCATGGTAAGTCCCTCGATATACTGCCAGTCGGTGGACTTGGCCAGAATTCCCACCTCAAAGCCATTGAGGGACACCGCAATGTCGGCCGCATCCTCGCTGCGCTTGAAGTAGATACCGGCCGCACGGGGCGCACCGGTTATGGACACTTGAACGTCTTTGTTTGCCTTGAGCGGGATATCCGTGTAGTTGCGCACGATGTCCGTTTCAAAGTTGAAGTCATCCCACAGCCAGTCGTTGGTGCCGTCGTAGACGCTGCGCTTGAAGGGGTTGCAGGTGCCGGTGATGGTAAAGGTGCTGGAAAGCCGGTCGCGGGAGGGTGTGACTTTCCAAAGCCCTTCCCAGTACCACGCCGGGTCTTCATCAAAGCGGCACTGTAGCCACTTGCCATGAATGGCATTGGCAATGGTGCTTTCGATGTAAGGCCACTTGCTTTTTGGCGCGTTGCACAGCAGTTCCATCGTAATGGTTCGCTTTTTGTAATGCACCTTGCCGTCGTCCCATGTGGTCAGGTTCAGCAGCGAATCAGATCCGGTGACCTGCACAAGGTATTCTTCCGGTTCTGCCGCGCCGATTTTAGGGCTGCCTACCTTGAGGTACAGCCCCCAATCTGTCAGGGTGTGAAAATTGCCGATTTTTGCCCCCAGAAGCTTTGCCATTACACACCCCTCGCTTTCCGTTCCACTGTCACGCCGATGCGTGCATCTACGTTGGTCGCCATGCGGGTCGACAGCACGCCCGCCAGCTCGCCGGAATCCATGACCACCTGACCCTTGCCGATGTCGGGCAGATGCTCGTCCAGCATCCCCTCGATGCGTTCCAGAATGCTGGTCTGCCGGTCAACAATGGACTGCTGGCCAGTAACGCGGTACTGCAGGGCTGCGCGGGTGGAGAAGGTGCCCAGACTGTCATACACGCCGGTCTTGTCAAAGGGACTCTGGTAGTGGCTGACGGGCTTCTGATTATTCTTCTTGTCCATCCACATGGCAAGGCCGATGCCGCCGGCGACTGCGCCCACGCCCAGGATCAGGGCAAGGACGGGGTTTGCTGCCACAAAGGACACGATGTTGCCCAGTGCAGAGGTGATGCCGCCAGCCATGCCGGAAAAGCTCTGGACGATGCTGCCTAGAGCGCCGCCCACGCCGCCGGAGCCTGCAAGACCGTTGACGATCTCACCAAAAGCCTTGACCGAATTGGTCACACCGTCGATATCGGATTTTACCCCGCCGTCAGAAAAAAGCTTCTGGAAGATATCAAATGCCTTGCCGATGCCACCGCTGAAGTAGCCCTCGTTGACCGCGGTCAGTGCCTTATTGAGCCAATCAGAGATCACGTCACGCTGCTTCTGCGATACTTCGCCCCAGATCAGATTGACAAAATCCAGCCCAAGACTTGCCCAGTCGCCGTTTTTGGCGTCTTTGAAGGTGTTCTTTACCAGCCCGAAAATGCCCTTATCCAGCTGACCGGAAGCCTCGCTCAGCTGCTGGTCAATGCGGCTCTGGGTGCCCTTCACGCTCTTGTCAATGAGGTTGGAGGTCTCCGTCACCTTGTCTTGAACGCCGTCGATGTAGGTGATGATCTTCTCGTAGGTCTCCGCGCCGTTCTCGCCGATGCGCTGGCCAGTCTCTGTGACGGTCTTCTTGATATGCTCGCTGTCGTCCGCGTACTTTTCCACCGCCTGCTGCACCTTTGTGGTGATGCCATCAACGGTGGTTTCAGAAATGTTGGTAAAGGTGCCAAGCAGCGACTTTGACATGTCGTCATAGGTCTTTGTGACCTTTGTGACCGTGCCGTTGACTTTGGTCTCGACCTGCTTAAAGGTTGTTGCAACACCGTTCACCATCTCCTTGCCGGTCGTGGTGGTGGTCTCGGTGATGCGGTCTTTGATCTTGCCCGCGCTGTCCTTGACCTTCTCGGTAAGGGTCTGGATGCTGGTGGTCACAGCGCCCAGCGCATTCTGCGCGGTGGTGGTAGCTGTGCTGGAGATGGACGAAATGACCGTTTCGGTGGTGGACTTGGAGCCGGAGGATCTGGATTTTTTGCCAGCGGAAGAACCAGACGGGCTGGTTGTAATGGAGCTGCCGCCGTTGCCGCTGGCTGCCGCCAGCTCCGCCTGACGCTCCGACCAGCTCTTGTTGCTGATGCCAATGCCATTCAGAGCATTTTTCCGTAAACGGTTTTTGTTGCTCTTCCGGTTATTTGCATCCGCGTACTCTTCGTAGGTATCGAAGTCTGCTGTGGCGGCTTTTCCGAGAAAACGGTTGAGCTTGTAGCTCAGCTGATCCAGCCATGTGGTGGCTTTGCTCGCGAAGTCCTTGAGAGCGTTTTTTGCCGTGTTGATAGGCTCCGTCAGGCCGGTGATCGCGCCTGCGAGACCAATCCAGCCGTCCGTTTTGTAAGCTTCCTGTGCTGCGACGAGCATATCGTTCAGATTGCCGATTACAACGCCGATGCCGCCGGATAAATCGCCGGTCAGCAATCCTGCCAGCTGGCTCACGTTATCTTTCAACGTGGATACCCGGCCATTCATGGTCTGGCTCTGGGTGTCCATGCTGTTGTAGTAACGCCCGCCCTCTTCAGATGCGGCCTGCAAAGCCTGCGTCAGCAGATCATAACTGATGGTCATGTTCTGCACTTCGGCGGTACTTTTTCCCGTGTAGTCGGCAAGAATGCCGTACACGTCGATGCCGGCATAAGCAAACTGCTTGATATCGGCCGCTGTAGCCTTGCCGGTGTTGGCGATCTGCTGCAGGTTTTGGGACATGCGGTTCAGCTCGTCGTTGCCGCCACCGGTCGCAGAGACAGCGTCGCCCAGCGCCATGATGGTATCGCGGGCATAGGAAGCGTTTTCGCCCGCAGAGATCAGGTACTGGTTGGCCTGTGTCAGGCTCGCCACGTCAAAGGGAGTTTTTGCCGCGTCTTCCTGGATCTGGCTCATGACCTGCTGCGCCGCTTCCGCGCTGCCCAACATATTGGTAAAGCCAGTGGTGTATTTCTCGATCTGGGCGTTGTACTCAATGCCGGAAGAGATGAAACCCTCTGCGGCACCGAGCGCAGCGGAGCCAAGCTTCGAGAAAATGCCCGCCATGACCGTGCCTTGCGCAATTGCACCGGCCAGAGACTTGCTGGACGCTTTATCCGTGGAGCTGGCAAAGCCATCCATGCCGTTGTTTGCAGCTTTCAACGCGGTCGTGGTTGCCCTGAGCTGCGCTTCTGCCTGTGCCAACATGGTCTTGAGATTTTTGGTTTCAGAGGACGCTTTGCCGGTCTTGCCCACCGATTCGTTGTAACGTCTGGTCAGCTCCACTACGGCCTTTGCGGCCTTGCTGTACTCTCCTGACAGCGAAGAAACGGTCTTTTTCGTCTCGGATTGCACATTCTGGATGCCCTGCCGGTAGGCGCTGTCGTCCAGCCCGAGGGTGGCGCTCAATTCAAAAAGTTTCAGGTTCCATCACCCCCGTTCAGGCCATTTTTAATGTGTGCTATCACTTCATCAGCGGACGGCTGCGGCGGCTGTGGGCGGTTTTCCACAAGCCCGGCCACCATGTCGTACCACCGCTCTTCCGCGCCTATAAGGTGCGCCAGAGCGTCCGTCATGTACGCCTGATAGCTGAGTGTGATGCGCTCTTGCCGCAAAGCGTTCAGGCAGTGCTGCAAAATATACGGCCTGCCAAACAGCCGCAGCGCGTCCGGGCTGATGGAAGAAATCAGGCGTCTGTACCCGCCAGCACCAACGGCAGACACCAGAGCAAAAAATCCAGCACATCATCGTTGTTCAACAGCTCTTTCACCGCGCGCATCTTCTTGAACGGGCCAATGTTTTCAATCACCCCGTTTTCATCCACGTCCGGCTCATAGAGCAGCGGAAGCAGCTTTGCGGTGGCAGCGGCATTGTCGAACAGCAAGCTTTTTGCCATAGCCTGAATGTTCTTTTTTGCCTGCTCCTTCTTCTTCTGTTCCAGCTCCTCCGGCGTTTCCTCGCCGGTCAGGACCGGCAGAACCTTGCGCAGCTCCATGATCTTGGATTTTTCCAAGACCTCCTCTGCCACATCGGCGATCTGCCAGCAGTGGCGCAGAAACTCTTCATCGGACAGCTCTGTCAAAAATTTCATGCGGTGTCCTCCTTATGCTGCGGCCTTGGGGCTGTAGTACCACTCCATAGGCACGGCGTCGTCACCCATCCGGGGGCAGCCGGTCAAGGTGACGGACAGATTGCCCTTGCCCTTGTCGGTGGTCTTGAGGGACAGGCCGCCGGTGGAGAGTGCGTTCATCAGCTTGACGGCCACAAAGCCGCCGTCGATGGTATCGCCCACCCACCAGATGTCCTTGAAGTCTCCGGTGCTGGCGGTGGGATTCAGCGTCATACGGGGCGTGACTTTCTTGTCACTCACATCCGCAGCGCCCAGCGCCAGCTTGATAACGTCCGTTGTGACGTTCAGGGCGGTAAAGGCCAGCGTGCAGTCGTAGTCCTCGATCTGCATCAGCTCTGCGGTGTTTTTCTGGCAGTTGTCCACATCATCGCCAAGGTCGGTGATGTTGGGCTTGCACTCTGCCGTCACGCCGCCGGAGGTGGCGCAGATGATGTCTGCGTCCTGGATCTCGGTCGTGCCGGACGGGTCAAATTTGTTCAGCACGACACCGGCATTGATCTGCATGGACTCGAATGCTTTTGCGCTGATCTTGGTAAACTTTCTTGCCATATTGCTCCTTACTCGCAAAATTGCGTGATTTCAAAATTGAGGTATTCGCACAGATACCCTTCAGGCGGGTTGTCGAGGGGCTGTGCCCATGGGGTGCCTTTTTGCAAAAGAATAGCGCCGCCCTCACAGGAAAGCGTTATGCTGTCCTCGAGGGCTGCGCTGATCGTATCTTCTTTTTGCAGGATGGGGGCTCTGCCGCCCTTGCTGGGGTACCACAGCCGGGCGTGGAAGGATGCCGTTTCGTTCCACCCGCCGGGGATGGTGGGCTTGTAGGTCAGATAGGGCAGTGAAGCGGCAGGAGGGATGTTATCTTCCAGGTAGCCCGGGATGCCAAAGCCGTTGAAAAACGTGTTCAGCGCTCGGTTGATGCTCTCAGACGGCCCCATTACGGCAGCACCGCCTTTTTGCACTTGACGGCCCGCAGCCCCATGCCGGATTCCGGCGGGGCCTTGGTTTCGTCTGCTGCGCTGGTGATCTGGAAGGTCTGCCCGTCGCTCACCCGCTTGATGTAGTCCGGGAAAGCCAGCGGAACACCGGTGCCAACAAGCAGCGTGTAGGTGGATGCTGTGTCTGCCTGCTCTGCCACCTGAGCTTCTACGGTGGTATCGTGACGCTCCACGGCCTCAAACTCTGGGCCGTCCTTCCAGCCGGACACAAAGCCGCCCACGCCGTCCGGCTCATAGCTGCGGGTCTGAAAACGGTATTTTTTGGTAAAGCCCTGCATCACGGTGGATGCAGTGAACGGATTGACCATGTCACATCTTCCTCCAATGATTGATCTCGGATTTATAGCGGGTCTTGCCGTCTGCAGGCAGGCCGTCCGCGCCTGTAGCCATCGTGCCGGACCACCCGGCAAAAGACTGGGACACATACACGCCGCCGGACGGGAGCGCCTTGTCGTATGCGTCAATCTTTTCAGCCAGCGCCACGAAGTCAGGCGGCACGCGCATGGGCTGTACCGTCCCGGTGAAGGTCTCGGCGGTCAAATCGCCGTCCCCGGCCTTGTGCACGCCGTCGTTGAAGATGGATCCGCACACAAGGAAATACTGCCCCGGCACTACACCGGCGGGCACGGTGTCCGGCTCAAAGGCGAACTCCCCGGCAATGGGGTCGTCTGCCCGGTCAAAAAAATTGTGTGTGTAAACGCACAGCTCTGGGACGGTCATGCAAAGTCACCCCCTTGCAGGTTAGACCGATTCACCCGGGGTAATGGTCTCGACAGCGATACCATCCAGATACTCAGCAAACAGGGTCACGCCCATAATGGCGTAGCTCTCGGAGGTTGCAGTGCTGTAGTTTGCCTGAGTGTGGAAGCCGATGAGGTTGCTTGCCTCGCCTGCGGTCCGGTAGACCAGACCTGCGCGGGCAAACTCGCTATCCGCAGGATCCACATAGTACATGACGATGTTGTCTACCGGGGTGGCAATAACCTTTCCCTTCGCGATCTCACTGTCGGACAGCAGGAAGATGGTGTTGTAGCCCATGAAGTCCTTGATGTACTGGAAGCCGAACTGGTTCTGCACGGTGATATTGGCATTGCCCAGATAGTCGTACACGTCCATCACGTTGACAAAGCCAACAACGCCGGTCACGGTGCGATGCATGGTCTTGAACTTGTTCTCGACCGCGCCCTTGGCATGTGCCAGCGCCATCTGGAAGGTCTTGGGAGTGCCCTTCAGGGTGCCGGTGTTCAGGAACTTGTAGAACTTATCCGTTACCAGAGCGGTCAGGTCGTACAGGAACTCATCATCGGTCTTCTGCACGGCGACATCGTAGCCGTAATTCTGGATCGCCTCAAGGGTGACAGACTTGCCGTACTTGTCGATGGTGATCTTGCCGTACTCCTTCTCCTTGACGGTGTACTTGCTGAACGGGATCTCTTCGCCCTCGCCCACGGTGCCGCTCTGCAGGGTGCCCTGTGCATACTTGCTTTTGAGCACGGTGCCAGGCTGCATCCGGATAGGGCGCATGATGCCCAGAATGGTGCGCAGATGGTCCCAGTTGCGCTGGAAACGGGTCACAAAGTCGATTTCACGCGCGGCTACGGTGATATCGGTGGTCATGGTGATATTTTCTTTTGCTGCCATGTATTAGTCCTTTCCGCCGCCTGTAAACAGGTCGGCATTTGCTGCAATGGCCGCCTGGCGCTCGCCGGCGTCCTTGATTGCAAAAATTTGGTCTTTGGTCATTTTGGAGCCGGTGTTGGTAGGCGGGGTGTCCACCTTTGCGCCGGTGGTTTTGGTGGTGGCGATTTTGCCGCCCCATGTGGTTTTGATGCTGGAAAGCTGCTTTTCGGCGTCTTTCACCTTGCCGTCGGCGTCCAGTTCCAGACCGGCGGCAAATTCGTCGCCCTTCTTGGAGTCGTCGGCAATGTCGTCAATGTACTTTTCCAGCACGCCCGCCTGCTTGAGCAGCTGCTTAAATGCAGCGGTCTTGGCCGCCTTGCTGGCTGCCGCTGTCTGCTGGGCCTTGTAGTCGGTCAGCGCCTGTTCAGCGGCCTGCTTGCCGCCGTTGGCCGCGTCGCGGTCCTTTTCGGCTTTGGCGAGGGCTGCGTCCTTCTCATCGAGCTGGTTCTGCAAGGTGTCCGTTTCCTTATGCAGCACGTCCAGAATTTTCTTGAGCTTGCCGCTGGTGTCGGTCGTTTCATCTTCCAGAATCTCCCGGAGAGTCTTGCGTTCGAGTGCCATGTGATAGTCCTTTCTGCCCTTGCTCGGGCTGCCATGCTTGGCAATAAGGTTTATTTGCCGGACGTGCTGCCGGTGTGGTGCCGCCTGTGGGGCTTGAACCCACGGCCCCCGGATTACAAATCCGGCGCTCTGCCAACCTGAGCTAAAGCGGCATAAAAAAGCGGCTGACGCTGTGCGCCAACCGCTGAGTATTTAGTTTTTGCGTGCAACTTTGGTGATACATTCGACCGCCCAAAACTTCGCTTCCTGTAATTTTGTCATGCACAGACTTTTTTCTCGGCTTTCAGGAAGTGCGTCAAGCTGCGTTGCAAGCTCAAGGAAAAGGTCTTCTGCCTCGCACTGTGCATTTTTCACATCATCGGGCAGGAACTTTTCTTTTGGCGTTTTGAACATTTTCTCCAAATCCATGAATTACACCTCCTTGTTTCCTTCTTCCACTGCGATCTCTCGCAGCTCATCAATGTGCTCCTCCACCGCCGGGCGGAGGAACGGGCGGGGAGCCATGCCCCGGGTAAAGTGCCATTTGCCGTTGAAGTCTTCCCAGACCCACGGCGTTTTGCGTCCATTGTCCTTCTTGGCAAAGATGCCCGTGCCCAGCTCCACATACACGCTGTAAAACAGATTGCTGCCGATGGTCACGGTCTTTTTGGCAAGGTCGAGGGCATAGGTCAGGCTCTGCTTGAGCGCTCCGCCCACGTAACCCTCAATGCCCGTGCTGTCTTCCGTGCCTGTGGGCACAAGCAGCTGGGCGTAGTCCTGCACTTTCATGCCCCATATGGTCAGCACCCGCTCTGTCCATGAGTTCAGAGCTTCATGCAGCCGCGGGGTGTTGTCGGTGAATTTTATGTCGTATTCAAATTTCATCGGCATCTTCCCTTTCTTCCTCCTGCTCTGCCCAACGTCAAGACATTCTTTTTCTGACTCCTTCCATTGTCCTAATAAGGCGTTTGTGTGCTCCATGCGGCTTTGCGCCATTTCCGTAGGAAGGCCGCGCGTGTTTTGGCTTAATGTAACCACACGGGGGCTTAAAATCACGGCAAAAGTTCAAGAAAAAGTCATCGTTGATTACAACAATCCCAAACTTCTTATTTTTCATGCTTTGCAATCTTCCTCTTTCTCTTGCGTTCAAAATAAGTTTTCGGCCAATCGGGCCGGTTCGCTGCCTTTTCAGCCTTACTGATCGCTTCTTCGAAATTTTTAGCGGTCCGCCGGCATTGTAAAATGCCTTTGCAAGATTCTCGAAATTTTCGGCAGAATTCATTTTTTTGTCCTCTTTCTCTTGCGCTCTTCTGCCCACCACATTTGCTCTTTCTCTTTGCCGCCCTTGGATTTATACCACTCGGTGTAATCCATGACGGGTGTGGTCTCTTTGGTCACATTGTCTCGCTGCATGGCGTTCTGCCGGGGGTACTTGCCCAGTGCAGAGGACAGCACACAGCGGCAGTGGTATACCATCTCCGGGGCGGCGTTGGGGTCGCCGGGGCGCTGAATCTCATAGCCCATGACCTTGAAAGGCTCGTCAAGCTCTGCCGTCTGCTGGTCGAGCAGACGGTGCATTTCACGGGTGCGGTAGTCGTGGGTAGAGTTCCAGCGCTTTTTGACCTCGATGCCCAAAGCCTGGGCGTTGCGCATCTGCTGCAATGCCCCGGCGTTCTGGGCGCTTGTAAGGGCTGGGATGGCGTTGTTCATGGCCCAGTGGATCTCCGTGTCAGCCATGCCGTTGACGGCCTGCACGGCGATGTCGTGGACGCTCTTGCCCTGCACGATGCCCTGCATGACGTAGCGGTTGAACACCCGTGCGTCATAGGTGCGGTTGCTCTCGCTCTTAATGCGCTTGTTTGGCACCATGCGGGGGTTCTCTTTCAGCAGCAGCTTGACCGCTTCGGTGTTGTACAGGGTCAGCCCGAACGTCACGCCTGCGGCCTGTTCCAGCTCGTAGAAGGCCCAGTTTGCGCCAAAGGAAAAGATGTTGTATTGCTCGTCCCGAGCCAGCTTGTAGGCCGTCTCTTGGGCTGTGGTGCAGGTCTGGGTGATGCCGTCCAGCTTCTGGCGCATCAAATCTGACTGAAAGACCTGATTTTGCAGCCAGATGCGGTAATCCTCTTCGGTGATCTCGCCTGCATCCAGCTGCGCCCGTTTGTGCTCGTCCAGCGCTTTGTACTTTGCCAGAAACTCAGTCAGCTGCTCCTGCATCTCCTGGCGGGCAGTGCCGTACACCCGCAGGATACGGCGGCGCAGGCGGTTCAGTTGACGGGTAGAGATGCGGTCACGGTCGGTCATAAGCCAATCGCCTGCGCAACGGCCAGAAAGCACCCAGCCACAATGGCAAAATCAGCGACAAAAAGCATCACATCGATCAATCTTCCCAGAGGATCATAAATTTTGCTGGTTTTTTTCATCGGTGTCTTCCTCCTCGTTCACGGTCTCCCGTGCTGCGCTCTCGGCCATCAGCGCGGCCTTGGCCTGCTCCTTTTGTTCCGGGGTCAGGTTTGGCAGCAGGTCAATGGCCATGTCCTGCCCGATGATGGCGGCCTCGGAAATCACCATGCTGACCTGTTCGGCCGTGTTGGTGATCTTGCTGCGGTTGAATGCCGGCATAGCGTTGTCAAAGCCAGCCAGTGCGCAGATCTGCCGGATGAATGGCTTGACCTGCGCCTCAAAGTCGTCTGCGTTCTGGTTCAGCGGTTCATAGGCTGCATCCAGATGGTCGTTGGTGCTGTCCGCGCTGACACAATGCACATCCAGACCGCCGAAGTCCTCATACACCCGGGTGTGGAGCAGCTCCAAAAGAGCCTGCCGGGCCGTCACGGGGATCTCGGTGGTGTAGGGGGTGATCTTTCCGCCCTCGCTGGTGTCTGCACCTGCAATGTGGTACAGATTCAGCTTGACGAGAAACTCCTGCAGCTCGTCATCGGTCATGCCGTTGAAGTTTTCGCACAGCCAGTAGATCTGCGAAAAGTCCTGCAAGTCATTGCAGAAGCCGGACAGCACCAAATCGGTGTTGTCAATGTAGGCTTTCAGCCCCACAAGGGTGCTCTGGTGCAGGTCGGAGCCCCACAGCGGCACAATGGGAAGAGCGCTGTAGTTTTCGCCCTCCACGCTTTCCAGCCCGCCGCCGGGTGTGGTGACGGTCACGCTCTTGTATGCCTGCTTCGACACGGTCTCCTTCATCACATTGCCGATTTTGCTTTCCGTGTACTCAGTGAAGCCGTCCAGCTCGTACAGGATATAGTGCATATCCGTGTCAGGATTCAGCCGCCAGAAGCGCACACCTGCTTGCAAAAGGCCTGTCTTTTCATCGTACAGGGGAGCGAACTCTGTCAGCTTGAAAACCACCAAATGGTCGCTGTTCCAGAATCCGAAGCTCTCACCGTGGATCAGGGCGAAATATCCGGCCTTCTGGATCTGCTCGTCAAAGTTCTGCCCCAGCCTGTCCTTGTCCACGCCATCGTCCGCAAAGACTACGCCGTTGCCGAGGGAGTAGGTCGCCCGCTGCTTGTTGAGCCGCCGGAAAAGATTGCTCTTGACCATATCGGGGTGCAGGACATCCTGCTTTGTGTTTTTGGACAGGCGTTGCAGCATCAAAGCGTAAGCCTGCGCGAAGCGTTCAGCCCCTGGGTTTTTCTGGGCATCGTACAGGTCTGCGTCCAGCGCCATCTTGTACGGTCCGGAACTGCAGTGCTGCTGCACGAACCGCCGGATGAAATCAGGCTGTTCCCCGGCGGCTTGCGCCTGCTGAAAGGTCTGGAATGTGTATACAGTGCTCAAAATCAATTCCTCAGTTTTACAAGGCGCTTTGTGCGCACGAAATAGCGGATAGCGTCCATGCAGTGGTCGTTGACCTTCAGCACGGTGTCGTCTTTATCTGGATCCCAAGCGTACACGCCAAACTCTTCCAGCGTGTGCTTGCAGTCTTTGTAGATCTTCAACCGGCCGGTCTGCAGCATGGTCTGCACGTCCAGAATGCCGCTCAGAACGTCGTTGTTTGCGGGGGTCTGGGTAAAGCCATTCTTGCGCAGTTCCGTAATCAGGGGCAGGGCAGAGGGGTCCACAATGATCCTTTCCGGCTTGAGACCGTTCAGCCATGTCTTGAGGTCTGTGACGTACTCGCCCACCGTCTTTTGCCGCTTCTGTTCGCGGCCGCTGTAGTAGTACTCCCGGGTGACGATCCAGCAGTCTGCATCTGCCTGCTTCTGGAACAGCAGAAAGGTCGTTGCATTCTGGGTGCCGAAGTCGCACCCCACATAGGCGCTCTTTGGAGACAGCGCCGGAAGTACATCAACAACGTGCTTCTTGCGGTCGAACATGTCATAAACAAGACCCTCGGCCACCGTCCACAGGCCCAGAATGAAACGCTGATAGAAAACACCGCTGTACTGGCTGCGGTATCTGGCCTTGATGTCCTCGGAAAGCGACAGGTTGTCGTCCATCGTAAAATGGAGATACATCATCTTGCGGGAACGGCACTTGCGTACCCATTCCAGATAAAACCAATGCTGCGGGCTGCCCGGGTTGCAGTTGAACCAGAACTTTGACCCGGTGACAGAGCAACGGGCCGTGGCCTGATTGACGAAGCTCTGCGGCATCAGGGCCACCTCGTCGAAGAACGCGCCCGCAAGGGTGATGCCCTGGATCAGGTCTTGACTGCTCTCGTCTTTGCCGCCGAAAAAGTAAAACTCGTTGGTTCTGCCGCCCTTGCTGACGGTCATGCAGTTTTCTGCCCGATGCTCCTTGACGTTGTAACCACGGGCTGCAAGCTGCTGCTTGAGTGTGCCCAGCACGTTGCGCCGGAAGCTGGCGATGGTCTTTCCACACATGGCAAACTGCTGGCCGCTGTAGCAGGTCATAGCCCACTGGACGAACGAAAAGCTCATGGCAAAGGTCTTGCCCGAGCGAATAGCGCCATCTGCAATGATGCCGTTGTAGCCGCTGTATGCGCTTTGCGGTGTCCACCAGCTCAAGACCTGCTTTTGCCGCTGGCTTAGGGCTTTCCAGCGAAAACCGTTACTTTTCCGCATGGTCGTCCTCTTCCTCTGGCAGCATGTCTACATCATCCGGCGGGCTGATGTCTGCGGCAGCATTCAATGCCTTTATCAAACCATCATCGTGACGCTCTTCCTGCTCCGCTTCTTTCGGCTTATCGCTCCAACCAAAATTAACTTGCAGGCTGAATCTTGCGCCGCCGTTTCCGTCACGATCATAGAGCCGTTCTTCGGCGTATCTCTCGCATCGAAGCTTCGCGCGCGTTATCGTGTCAGAAAACTCAGCCTTTCCTTGATAGTCAATCAAAGATTGCCGAGACTTAAATCCCAACGCCAAAGCCAGACCGGTGACCGTTTCTGGACGTTCGTCGATTTTTATCACGTTTCCGTATTTGTCCAAAACAGGCTTTCCGGTTTCGTCTTCTAGGACGCTTCCTTCGCAGCTTTTGAAGAACTCTTCGATTTTTTTCTCAAGTTCTTCTTTGCTCTCAAAGACGGGCGGTCTGCCTATCCTTTTGTTTTTGCTGTAGGTCACCGCCACCACCTCTCTAAACTCATGCAAAATAAAAACCGCCCGGAAATCCGAACGGTCAAAATATCGAATGTGCCGCCAGCTGGATTTGAACCAGCACTCACGGAATGTATGTGCGCAGCGGTTGGCTGTGCAGTGATGTTCCCGTGGTGTCACCAACGTTGTCCAGCCTTAAATGGGCTGCGCTCTCCCTGTTGAGCTATGGCGGCATATAAGCAGCGCCCGTGCATTCAGTGCATTGGACAGGCGTCAAACGGTGGGCGCTGCTGCATCCGGAACTTTCGCGGCCAGATGCCCCGCTATTGCGCCGCCCCCTCATAGGGCACGCAAGCACTCCCGGCAGGGCTCGAACCTGCAACACGCGGTTTTGGAGACCGCTGCTCTACCACTTGAGCTACCGGAGTATAAAAGCCGCCCTTGGAATCGAACCAGCCGTGTCTACACACACGCGCCGCGCTCCAAACTGCGCTCAGGCGGCATATAAAAACAGCTCCGGTTCGCCGCCGGGGCTGTTGGCTGGCGCACATCCTGTCAGGAAAGCTACACCTTGGCAAGGATTCTAAGGCCTTTTCTTGGCACGGGAGGTTGCACGTGCGGCCTTGCGGGTTGTCTAGTCCATGCGCCATACGGTGCGATACGGCGGAATCGAACCGCCTCCTGTCTCTCATGAGCGGCAGGCTGCCTTTGTTTCAGTGTATCGCATAGAAGCAGCCCGCGAAACGTGAAGAGAGCAAAGCCCGGTACCTGCAAACAGAAAAGGAGGAAAATGCTAAGAAGGAACACGTTTCGGAGGCTGCGTGCATCGGTTTGCCTTTTGGCTTTTCCGATGATACAATTTTACACCATGTAATAGTGAAACCGCAATGTAATGACAGTGCAATGTTTTTAAAGGCTCAGCTCCTCCATTGCTTTGCGCCGCAAGACATAGACCATGCGCAGAGAGTAATTCATATCTTTTGCGACCCTGTCCCACGTGAGGCAATCGAGATAGTACTTGTACAGCACCGTGTATGCTTTCTCGTTCTGGATCTGGGCGAGCGCGTTTCTGATCTCGAGGAACAGCCTGTCGCAGACCGCTCTTTGCTCATAAGCGCGGCGCTCCGCTTCCTCCTCGCGTTCAACCGCCCGGGCAAGGCTCTGGCCATCTTTGCTTCCGCCGGGGGCCGCGCTGAGGTTCTGGGTAATGTGCCGGGTGGCCTCCTGTGCTTCGGCCAGACGGTCAGACAGCAAGTAGTATCTTTTCTCTGCTTCGCGGTAGCGGTTCAGCCACGCCTTAACAATGCGGTAATCGGTTTTGTCCGGCTTCTGGGTGTCAGTGTCAGGTATCCATGTGCGGGCCATTGTTTTCCTCCTTGCTAGTGAAAATCTCAAAAGTGACTTTTAGCTTCTTGTTTCCGATAACGCCCCACACCTTTTCGAGCTTTGTCTTGTCGTCACGCTCCATTTCTGTGATGAAATGCCCCATGACCGCTTTGACAGCTTCGCTTGTTACCTCTGACTTGTTACGCCATGCCTGCAAACCATCCTTGCGGGGTGGGGCATAAGTCCCAGCGTAGACATTTCCAAACAGTCCACACCCAACATGATATTCAGCCATTTTCGTCCTCCATTTCTTCAATCTCAATTTCCACCCGTGGCTGTTTCCGATCAAGCTCCACCCGGCTTCCATCGTGGGCGGCAACAATGCGGCTGTTGTCGTCCTCCAGCACGCGGGCTTTCACCAGAATGTCCGTGGTAGCCTCGATGAGGTTCGCCAGATCGACCCGGCGGGCGGTCTTCATGTAGTACACGCACCTCACGTTCACGCGGACAGAAACAGGGCTGTGTGGCCTTTTGATTTGCCGTAGGCAGTCCGTCTCATAATCCACGTAGGCCTTGCTAGGGGCCACAAAGCGCCCGCCTGAGCGGCTTTTGAGGATGCGGGCGGAGTTTTTCTTGGTGCGCGGGTCGCCGTAGAGGGTCAGGTGCATGATGACTCCTCAGCTTTATTAAACTTCTTCTGCGTCTTAGTTCTCAACGCTTCGATACGTTCCTTGTCGTCAGTGATAATCTCATACTTGTCGCCAGACCAGCCAAGCGGAACATCTTCCGTGTATTCGATATAGATTTTTTCCGGGTGCGTAGGTGGCTCATAGGGGAACGTCACGTTTTTGCGAAAGCGGCTACTTGTAAACCATGTAAGGCCACCGTTGTCGGAATAAGCGATTGCGTCAATGTCGTGTACCTCAATCGTGTTACCTTGTGCATCAGTTGTCTTGAACACGCTTGAGCATCGTTTATTTTGGAAGCATCTTCGCCCCATTTCGTCCGACACATCAATCCATTCATCATCTTCGCCCGTCAGCGGGGTGAGTGGCTTGAAACGCAAAAGTCGCTCAAGGATAGACATTGCATATCCAGCGGTAAATCCGCTATGTCCTTGACTTGCGAAAAGTTCAACAATGTCAATGCACGTTGCTCCTTCAGCTGGCGCTTGTACTCGGCGTACCGTGGGCAGCTGTCGTGACAGATCGGGTGCCGGTCGGGGCAGTCTTTGCAGGGTTCAAGAATCATCACCTCTCAAGCTCCTTTCTTGTCGGCTCGCTCGCCCGCAGCCTTGCAGCTTCACGCGGGGCGGTGGTGATATCTGCCTGCGCCTGCTTCAAAAATTCGGCACGGCGGTATGTAAGGTCTGGCATTTCAGCCAGCTCTGCAAGCCCTCCAACGCTCCCGGCATAGGATTTTGCCGCCGGGGGGAGTTGGTCATACAGGGCTTGCAGTTCTTTCTGTCCGTCACTACGCAGCAGCCCGCCCTTTTCGTCAATGCCGGTCACCATCGGGAACTTGCGCCAGCTCAAAAATGTCTGTGCCTTGCGTGCCGCTACAGCCAGAGCTTCCCATTCAGCGGACGGATCAAGACACTGGGAAAGCTGCTTGAAGATGTCGGCCACCGTGACCGGATAAACGCATACCCGGTTCGCCGCCAGAAAAGCCCGCTTGACAGTATCGCCGTCATAGTCGCCAAACTGGTACGTCCACACATCGATTGTGGTCTGCATCTCCTTGTCGGTCAGAGGCTTGGAACCCAGCTTGTACAGCACGAAATTCATGCGGATCAGCTTTGCCACGTCTTCCCGCGTCATGTCTCAAACCCTCTTTCTCTGTCCATCTTCGCCAGCACCCGTGCAAGCTGGTCGTCTACGGTCTCGGTTGGCTGCTTTCCTCGCGGTCTGGCTTGTCGGCTTTGTTCGTTGGCTTCCACGTCCCCCGGCGTACGCAGGCCGTCCCGTTTCCATCCGGACAATATGCCGTTGATGTAACTCCACGAGCGCTTTCCGGCTTCTGTGGCCTTGTCAATCGCCAGCAGGATCATCTCTGTGCTGTACTCCTGCCTCCACTTCTGCAGCTTGTCCAGCGCAGAGCGTGGGAAGTCCCCAACGGCCTGCTGATAATGCTGGACGATTTTAGAAAGTTCTACGTCAACGGCGGCGGCGCTATTATATACACCACCGTTAGGTGATATACCATTACCATTTACATTACCATTACCATTTACATTACCATTACCATTTACATTACCATTTACAGCCGGATTTGCCGCGTTTTGCTGTTTTTGCTCGTCAAAGTCGGCATTTGCCGGATTTGCCGCGTTTTGCTGACGCTTGCCGTTTGTAACTTCTGCGCCTTTACGCCCTGCAGCAGCTCTCTTTTCTCGTCTTTCGTTCCATTTTTTAGAATTTGATTCCACCGCCTCGGACATAAAATCCCACGCCATTTCGAGCTTCTGGTCGTCCTCAAAATTCGGTGGATCGGGGAAATCAAGCAGCGCATCAAAAATCCTGCCTTTTTGCTCCAGAGACAATTTACGCAATGGCTTTTTCCATGATTTGTAAATGACTATGCTTTTCTGTTCTTCCTCTTTCAACCGCTTTCACCTCCTTCTTTGCACGCCCGTATAGCCGGATAGCACAGCTTGCAAGATCAGAAGGGAAGATCTTCTGCGTCTTCGTTGATGGGGTCATACTCAGCAGAAGGGACCGCTTCCGGAGCGCTGGTGCTGTGCGGCGCGTAGTCTGCAAGGCTTTCGCCGGGGTATATCTGCGCACCCTGCAGGCCTTCCGGTTCTGCTGCCGGCTTTGCAGGCTCCAGCGGCAGGCCGGGCTGCGCCATCAGGTCGATCATCTGCTGCAGCCAACGGAATGTCACCAGCCCACCGGGCTGAACATCATCCGCGTCCACGTCGTAATAGATCTTGCCGTTATACTCCCGCTCTTTCAGCTTTTGAGCAAAAACTGTGACCTGATCGCCTTTCTGCAGCATGCCGTCCCACTGGTCGATGCCGTGCCAAAGGTTAACACCCACAAAGAAGCTCTGCCATTTTCCGGTCTCGTCCTGTGTGCGGCTGGCTTTCAAGTCAAACTTCAGCACCCGTTTTTGACCGGCATCCCGAAGCACCGGGTCTTTGGCGATCTCGCCGTGCAGCATGATGCCGTTCTTGGTCTGGACGATCATGCATCATCACCGCCAAACGGATCATCGGCGTTTTCCTCTGCAGAGGGTGCATCCGAGGCAGGGATCAGGGTGCCTGCTGTCTTGCGGTGGCGGTGGGAGCCTGCGTAAGGATCCAGCACCGGCAGTTCTTCAGGCGGCACCTCACGAGCGGCGCCTTCAGCGTCCACACGCACCTCGCTCTCATCGTACAGAGCGCCGAAAGTAGAAGGAAATGCTTCACGCAGGGCGTGCACCAAAGCCACCTTGCGGATCATGGTAGCCTTTTTGCCGTTCCAAAGAGACTTTCCGGTGTCGTATTCACTGAGCTTGACTTCCTCGTAGCTGGCGCGGGTGCGGTCCTTACGGTAGACCTTCGCCCAGCCGCCGAGAAGGGTCTCGCCGCCGTTCCCATCATAGACGATGGAACCCTCACGGTTCAGCAGCTGGCCATCTGCGGTCAGGACGATCACGCCAGCTTCAAAACCATCGTAGGCCGGGTTGCGCTCGGCCATCTGCAGATAACAGTTCTTGCCCAGCACGATGGTGCTGGCGGTGTCCTCGTTCTTGTTGTCGTAGTGGATCAGATAGGCTTCCTTGGTGAAGGGGTTCAGCTTGTACTGCTTGCAGGTCTCCAGAAAGATTTTGCATTCAGCATCGGTGGCTTTGTCGCAAATAAAACGCCGTACTTCGTCAAAACTGACGACGAGGTGCTGGCCATCGGCAGCAGTGATCTCCACCGGAACGGACGGGGATGGGGATGCGGCCTGCATAGCAGTGCTGCCTGCAAGGTTGGCGTTCTGGACGGAACGGTTTGCCAGAGCCTGTGCATTGGAAACGGACGAAGTAGGCGCGGGTGCGCCGGGACGAGTAAATGCCATAAGTAAATACCTCCAAAATTATTTGATAGAACCATAGCGGAAGCCGCGCTCTGCGGCTCCCTGTTTGAACCACGCGATGTCCTCGCGGGTGAACTCCACCCAGAAACGATACTGCTTGCGGACCGGAGCCTCTTGCTGCGCAGGCTCTGCAAATTTCTGAAGCATGCCGAAATCCAACCTGCCATCCGGCGTAATGGCTGCATTGGCCTGCGCCGTTTGAGCCGCTTCTGTGGCGATCTGGCGTTCTTCATCGGTCGGAGGGATAACGACCGGAGCGGTGGCCTGCGCCCGCTCTGCGGCCATTCTCTCGGCTTCTGCGCGGCGCTGTGCGTCCCTGGCATTCTGGCGGCGGCTATGCTCCACAAGGGCAGCGTTCAGATTCAGTTCACGCAGATACTCCGTGGTGCAAGCCTCTGCGTCCTCTCCGCAGGTCTCCCGGATCAGACGCAGCTCCTCCCGCCGGGTCTCCACGCTCTTGCGCAGTTCACGGCTGGCCTTTGCCAGGTCATAGGTCTTGTTCAGCCACTGGGGCACAAGCAAGCGGTCAAAGGGGATAAGCTCCAGCAGCTCGCCGATGCAGTCCGCATAGACAGCCTGCAGGGCGTCGGCCTTGTCCTGCCGTTCGGCTTCCTCCACAGCCTTGACCTGAGCATCGATTGCGCCGGATACAGCCTTACACTGGCTCTGCATCTGCTTGGCGCTCTGCAAGAACTCTTCCAACGGCTTCATGTAAAAAGCCTTTGCACTGCGGGCGGCATCGCTGAGCTGCTTGTCCAGCTTGTTCACGGCGGCGCGGTCGGCCTTGGCATCCTTGATGGTTTCCGGGGTGTAGACGCGGCCGGTGTAGGCGGCCAGCATCTCGGTCAGATTCTGCTGCACCTCGGCTTCGTTCCACCGGATCGCGGGCAGCTCCGGGTGCTCCACCCGGACGGTCAATTCTTCTTGCATAAATATTCACCTCGCATACACAACGTTCATATCGGCGTCAAACACCCTGTACAGCTGTTCGGGCTTTCTCTTTGCCAGTTCATCGGCAATCACAATTGCATCCGAAGTATCCGGAAATTGCTGCTGCGAAACAAGCGCTGGCGGCTCTTGCTTCACATCGTAAATTCTCAAAAGTGCCACTTGTAAAACCTCCTGTTTTGTGCTATTTTTGTGGTGATGGGCGGCGAGACTCATCACTCTTTGGGCTTGTCCGTGTTGGCGCACGGGCAGGCTCTTCTTTTTTGCGGCGTATCGGCGGCAGACTGTCCACCTCATCACGTCGGATGCGCTCTTTCTCAAAAATGTACTTGCGAGCCCGACGCCTGCCGTTGCGGCTGTGGCTGCTCGCGGACGCAAAGCTGTTTGCGCTTTTGTAACCCAGCCGCCTTGCGCACATCTCAGACGTACCGCTGGCGATCAGGTCTCCGGTCTTGGCATCGTACACGGTGTACCACATGACATGGTGGACAGTGTCAGGCATACGTGATCTCCCCGGACTCCTCTTGCAGCATCTCCCGCACGTTGTCCATTTCTTCGGCGCACATCTCCCAGACGTTTGCCCGTGCGGAGTATCCGGCCCGTACAACAATGTCATCTGAGGCTTCGGCTTCTCGCTTACAGCGTTCGGCAAGCCGCGTGTGGGAATTGACTTTGCCCTCAACGTACTCTTTGACCGTCATCATGCCCCACGCTCCTGATTCTCCGGATACTCCGGGTTGCGGGCATGGGTGCGGTTGATCTTGCCGTATTTGCGCCGCTTTGCGGCTCTCTCCCTGTCCTCTGCGGCAAAGCCCAGACGAGCCAGCAGAGCAGCGGCCAAAATCAGCACCAGCGACACTGCAAACAGTGTGCCGGAGATGTATCCGGTGGTCTGCGCGGTGCCCTCTGCGCCCATAGCTGCGCCCATTCCAACACCGCCCAAAATGACAGCCAGCCAGTAGTAAGTAGTAGATTTGAGTTTCATTCTTTTGGGTCCTCCTTTGTGTAGATCTTCTCAAGTTTGTAGAAATCCTTCATCCACGCCATAAATCCGGCGCGTGAGATCAGCGGGGCGGCGCTCTTGGTGTCAATAGACGGCACCGCCCATGCCGGGAAGCTGCCAGCCTGAATCATACCGGTAAAGATCGGCTCGCTCACCGAGATGTTGTTATCTCGCATGATCTGGCAGCACTCTGCAATTCCCATGCTCGGCTTCACTGCCGCACCCCTCCTTTTTTCCTCTCAGCTGCCGCTTCATCTGGATATGCTCCAACCGCTCCGGCTGCCTTGCATCCCAGCGCTGTTCAAGCCAGCGCTTGTTGCAGTGCTTCTTCACGGCTTGACCTCCACAAACTCACCATTTTTGAGGGTATAGTAAACGTTTTCTCTGATGGCGGAACCGTCTACGCGGGCCATTTTGGCACAGATCATGTGGCCGTCATCATCGTACTCGGTCAGCACCAAATAGCAGCCCAGTGCGCCGCGCGCCTTACCGCAAGCACCGTTTACAACGGCAATGCTATCTTTTCCATCTGCTTTTGCGCTGCAATAAGCCCCAGTGGCTGCCGCCGTGCTGTAATCGCCGCTGGAACCCGCCGTGCTGTAACGTCCGCTGGAACCCGCCGTGCTGCAATAGCCGCTGGAACCCGCCGTGCTGTAATCGCCGCTGGAACCCGCCGTGCTGCAATAGCCGCTGGAACCCGCCGTGCTGCAATAGCCGCTGGAACCCGCCGTGCTGTAATCGCCGCTGGAACCCGCCGTGCTGCAACGT